GAATACCGTTGAATCTTTTGGCCACGGCCCTGGGTGTAGCGCCGCGTGAACTCCTCGACGATGACGACCGGTGACGGGTCGGGTGTGGTAGCCTGGATCTCAGCGTCCTGTTTGGAGGCAACTGGATGGGCTGTGAGATACTTTTTAATATGTGTGTATATCCGGTTGATTACTTCAAACATCTCGAAATCTTTTTCCTGTGGTGTGTAACGTATGAAGGTACACTGAAGCCGCTTCTCTATTTCCACCTGCCGAGTGGCGTCCCTTTCCTTGTTCTGCTTATGGAAGCTCTCGTCACACTCGATCGCGAGCCTATACTTTGGGAAGTATAGATCGATCCTAAACACATTCACAATATATTGAGGAATCATGTGCTCGCCCTTGAAGGCGAGCATGATAGTTTTTAGTGTGCTTGACTCGAGAGTGTGGACGAATACGTTGGTGATGTCAAGTCCGAAAGCTTTTGCCACATCTGCGGCGCGGGCGCACCTGCTCTTTGACAAGAGGGTTTTCAGACCATTTTCCGTTAAAAAGATCATGTTCTGAAATCCACCTGCAGTCTTCGTTACGCGCCTATAAATGTATTTAGCACTAATATTGGCAATAGAAGTCCTTACTTTCTTGATCCCGATCATCCTTCCGATGTCTGACACATTGTATAGTATCCCTGCCCCTTCATCCCTCACAACACAAACATTGTGTGTGTATCCATCGATCACGATTGGTAAATTCTCTTCTGCCATTACTTGCTGAAGTACCGTGCTAAGGAGATCAAATTTTTCACTACGCTTGTGATTTTACACACAAGGTTGCTTATGACCCATTCAATTTGTAATCATTTGTGTCCTTTATAGATATAATGGAGCCGTAATATGCCGTCGACGTTTCACTCTCTTGTTATTCGGTGTCTTTGAAAGATTGTGTGGATAGATTTCGTGAGCTTGGAAAAAAGGGGGCCCATGGACCTCATGCCAAAAAGGATGCCCATGGACCTCATGCCTCATGGGCTACCCAGATCACTTACGCAACGTTTATTTTGATTAAGGTCTTGCATCATCTCCAGAGATAGCATATGACCATTATAAAAGCAAAAATAAGATACGATAAAACTAATTCGAGTACGCCCTCGACTCCCACAAGTTTCTTTGTGGATTGGACTATATCTTAGGCCTGATAAGGGCCCACATCCATATAGTCTCTGAACCTTGCCTTTTGAATGGCCTTGGCTGCGGATTACCCAATCTCGGTAGATTTTGACCTTGTCAAACTTTTCATGTTTGATGCTCTCCTTGAACGAAGAAGCTGGTACTATCGAGCTTAAGGGACTCCCCGCAATTTGGATGTGTCGCTTTGGGATTATAGAAATCCCAAAACTAACAGCTGGCATTAGTATTGTTTCCGTGTGGGCTGACACGGTACTATCGGGAGCACAACGTCGTTTTTTCATGAGGTTACCCGAATCCCCATGAACGGCTGTTTTTTGGTTCGGCATACAGATCACCATCAACAGGTGATTCAAACCGCCCATACCTGACATCACGCGTAGAACGTTGTAGTTCACGGCGAAGATCTTCACGCGGCAACTGCGAGGGCCGCTTGGAGTCCTAACAGACTCATCAGTCAGATTTACATTTAGAGTAGCATTGTCGATACGAGACATGTTGCAGGTGCCGGAGGGCTGGTGGCCCTCGGGTTGCAGAGCAAAGGAGTACACATTGATACCCTTGCTTGGCACATTCTCGTGGTGCTGATAGGGTTGCACCAGGTTGAAGTAGCGGCCATCGCGCTCGGAGAAGCGATCATGACCGTTCAGCTGGATCTTGCAAGTGGAGACGGGGTTCTCACCCTTGCCGAAGAAGGCGGTGGTCTGCACATATTGAGCGCCACCGGATGCGCTACCTCCTGCGACGGCGGAGTCGCCGAATTCATCACCATCGGTGAAGTTGAACCATTGCTTACCAGTAGCACCATCGGTTAGATGGGCATCGGGTTGGACAACCCACACAAGTTCCTTCACGGGGTGGTTGAAGGACATCTTGAATTTATTGGCAGACTGAGACGTAGATTCATCACCAGTATATTGAATTTGTTCTATTAAATATTCGTGAGACACCTGGGCAAATCGCCTACGCTCGTCAGTATCTAAATAAATATAATCTACAAACAGGGAAGGCTGTTGCAGGTTGCCGGGCTTTACGACATCCAGATTGCTGGTCCAGGTGGTGGGAATGTCGCCATCAGAGATGGTGGACTCGCCCGCCCAATAGCAATCCTTCACATCGCGCAGCTCCAGGTTGATCTTCACCTCATGGTATTGCAGGGCAATCAGAGGCAGAGCCAGGCCAGGGTTACGGCAGAACCAGAACTGCAGAGGGATGTACAGATACTTGCCCTTGACTTTTGCACCATCGGTGGATGCAATGCCGTTGGTGCGGACAGTGCCATCAGAGTCCTTGGCCACCCAAGTGATATCGGTGAGGTCGGGGGTGTTGCCGACCATGTTGGCGTAGCCCAGGGAGTGACCCGCGGTCTGGGTCAGCTCGTTCCAAATGTGTAGCCACTCACCGTATTGCTTGTCAATGCGTTGGCCACCGATCTCGACCTCAACGCTCTTAATCAGGATGTGGCCGAGCCAGTTTAGCCAGCGGAAGCCACGTGCGGTACCAGTGGACTGGGGAGTGCCCACAATAACATCGGGTAGCTGCATACGTAGATACACGCGGTGGATCAGATCACCATTACGGGAGATGGTGCAAGTGACCTTCTTGTTCCAGTCGGCTTGGCCGTTGAAGGTCTGCTCGATGGACTCCATCGAGAAGTTAGTATGGCGCCTGTAAATCACCTTGAAAAAGGTGATCTGAGGATTGCCGGTCAGGTAAATATCCTGAGCACCGTATGCGACGAGTTGCATTCCTTGATACTCTGCCTCGACGGCAGAGAGTGGACTGTACCTTAAGCTGGTCTTCTAACCAGGCCATGACCGTCCAGTCTCTGAACCTTGCCCTAAAAAGGGCCTTGGCTGCGGATCGCCTCCATGAATCTGCTCACGCGCATTTTTACCTTTAGTTATTTGGTAGCGATGAGCTTATAGAAGGGTTTCCCGCATTTTGGTCATGTCGCGGGGAATAGAGATTCTCCCACTAACGCCGGAGCGTTTTTGAGCCCTAACTTAATTCGCAAGGCCACCACCCATTGTATGATTTTATAATCTATGCAGAGAAAAAAATTCTTGGCTAACGCACCTTGACCGCGGACATTTTTTATTCGTGTTCGTGTTCGTGTTCGTGCCTTCGTGTTGCGTCACACTATGATGCATTAGGGCGCAACCCCATATCGTGTTTGTACAATTATTTTTAAAATCCTCCTGTTTGTAGCGCATGAAGAATCTCATTTATACCACCCTGGGTTTCGACGCCAATTATTCAACATGCATCGAGATGCTTATAGAATCGATAGCGATGAGTACAGGATCTCATGACGCGTTTGACTTCCTCGTAATCTGTGATAAGAAAGTGTACAAGGACGTCATATCACGCTTCGAGCGTAAAACGTTCAAGTTTTCTGTAAAGTTTTACATTGTCGAGTCCGCTAAGACGACGATGGAGGCGAGTATCAACAAGCTTCGTGTGTTCGAGTATCCATTTGTTAGTGCTTATGACAAGATATTGTTTCTTGACTGTGATATCATTGTAAACCTCGATATTATGCGGGTATTTGACAAGAGCATCGACCATCAGCAATGTCTCATTTATGCATATAAAGAGAAGGACGATGTCAAAGAGCACCTCTCTGGATTCTGGAGCCTGGGCACGTATACGGAGAAGGACATTGAATTCTTCAAAGAGAACAAGATATTCCCTTTCAATGCCGGTTGTTTCTTGTTTGCGAACACCGAAACAATGAAGGGCCATTTTAGGGACGTATTGAATTGGATTGGATCATATAAGGGTGTGTACTTTTATGAGCAGTCATTCATGAATGTGTATTTTAACACGAGAAAGATGGTACGGTACAACATCATTGACGATGACAACTACGTGATGTTTCCGGATGTAGAACGCGCATATCCCGAGAAGATGATCCACTTTTGTGGGTTTCCGGGGAACGGTAAAAATAAGGTCGAGGTCATGTCACGCTATTGGGATAAGTTCATCGTACCTGTAAAAAATAATAGGCCAGTGATAAGGCGGAACAAAATATTGTAACCTGGGGGTGCGCCCCCACGCGACGCAAGGCAAACGACCTCCTATCAAGTTTAACGCTTTATTTACGATAAAGAACAAAAAAGGAAGGTTTGTAAACGCTTAAAATGTGTATCTTAGGGTCAGGGGGGTGGGGGTAGCATAGGGTTTGTAAAATTATTTTTTTAAATCCTCCTGATTGTAACTCCTGACAAGAACGCGGAATATTTTCTCCGTAAGAAATATACCATACATGGCGAGCTTCTCCTACTCCAAGTCTAACTCTTTCGCCGGCATGTCTCTGCATATGCCAGCTATCATTGCATTCATTGGTTATGTAATCATGGCTCTTGTCATACTCCTACCGTTTGAATACCCCGTCTATGATGAGGTCAATGACAAGACATATGTCGTAAAGTATGACTTTGGCCAGCGTCTTGTGACGCTTCTTTTGCTCACAATTCCTATCATCCTCTCCGTTTACACGATCAACTGCCTCATAGCGGGCAAATGCCTCACTTGGTCGTATATCATTAGCATCATGACCGTATTTTGGGTCCTCTTGTTCGTATTTGGTGCGTTTGTTTACACGTTCTCTAAGAAGAAGTAATAAACTACTTAAGTCTTTTTTGAGCGGTCCTTTTTATGTTCGATGCATGCCACATCAAAACAGAAAGGCGGCTCCAAAAACCCCCTTAGCAAGAAGACGCTTGACATACAACACATGAGCCGTCTTAATGCAATGCAAAAGCACCAAGAGGAGGTCGCCGATCTTGATGATGAGTTGGGTCGCGTCAAAAAATGTGTAACAGAGTATGAAGAAAAAAGGAGGGAACGTCAACTCACCGATGAAGAAATGGAGGCGTATCTGGAAAAAATAGACATGTCTCTGGATCTGACAAAGCAAATCGATCAGTTAAAAAAAAACTGGGATGAGGTAGGTTACTTCACAGATACAGCCGACATACTTTATCAATACTATAACCTCGTGGAAAGCGGTGGGGTTGCTGAAGACATGCAAGATTCTACTAAGAAGGTCAATAGCATCCTCAAATATTTTACTTCCCAGCCGGCGGCATCGGCATCGGCATCGGCATCGGCATCGGCATCGGCATCTGATTCAACAAGTGTTCAAAAGGCTCCCGAGGAATCTAAGACCTCTCTGATGGAAAGATATCTCAAGTGCACGGATAAGGATCATATACGTGATATTAGAAACGGTGACAAAAATGAATGTCCTAACTGTGGATCCGCAAATGTTACACTTGTTACAAATGATGGCTACACATTCTGCAATGAGTGTGACTGCATCGAATACATCATTATAGATCATGAAAAGCCATCATATAGGGAGCCGCCTAAAGAAATCAGCTATTATACTTATAAACGTATCAACCACTTTAAGTTGGAGTGGAATAGCGAGCGATATATGCGCGTCTTGCTAGTCGTGACCTCTATAAATGGTTCACGGCGACATGCCCAAATTGCGGGAAGTCCCGATACAATGCACTCGTCACCATTCATCAAAGGTAAAAGAATGGGTGCATTTTGTTCGGGTGATCCGCAGCCAAGGCCCTTTGGGCAAGGTTCAGAGACTAGATGGGTGTGGCTTTGTTGCCGGTGTGCAATGAGGTTAAGGTATAGTCCGTGTCGGTCGGAAAACGATCGATTCCACGCAACGAGTGGATTTCTCAAATTCAAGGCAAGGAGACGACGGAGATTCCCGAGGAGGTTTACGACAAGATTCTCCTCGAGATCAAGAAGCAGCGGATCACCAACATGGCCACATTAACGCATAACAAGATTCGGGAGATTTTGAAGACTCTCAAGATCAACAAGTACTATGAACACACACCTCATATCATCAACCGATTGAATGGAATGCCCATGCCACATCTTACACCAGAGCTCGAGGAGAAGATGCGCTCTATGTTCAAACAGATACAAGTTCCTTTCCTTCGACACGCCCCTTCATCGCGCAAGAATTTCCTCAGCTATTCATATGTTTTGCACAAAATGTCGCAGTTGCTCGGTTATGACGAGTACCTTCCGTATCTTCCTCTCCTCCGTGCACGTGATAAGATGGTTGTTATGGATCAGATATGGAAGAAGATTTGCGATGATCTGGGTTGGGGATTTATCCCGAGCATTTGATCTGGGGTTGCGCCCCCACGCGACGCAAGGCACACGACCTCCTTACAATTTTAACGCTTTATTTACATTTAGAAAGAAATGTTTGTAACGCTGATAAGGCGTAATCTTAGGGTCAGGGGGTGTGGGTATGAACTTATTTTTCCAATCCTCCTGCATTTGATAGAGCTTCACGTTCAATTTGTTATTCCATTAATCATTCTTATTTTTACAAGTGATCATGTCTGTTGCCTCCAATGTGACATCACCGCCTCCCAGAACCGCTGTAATCGAGTGTGCGACATCGAACAATCTTCCTTTTCAAAACGCTACAGGCGGTGATGTGCTCTTTTATACATCGACATCAAATCAGAAAATCCTCATGTCGACATTACAATCCGGTGTACCTGCACTTACGATAGGGTCATCAAATATGATCGGTGTGTCTTGCATTAATCCTGTGGCCACGCTTCATATCGGCAATAATGGCAACGTTATTTGTGAAGGAAGTGTTGCAATAGGTAGCCCTATGATAGATCCAGAGAATCCAGAAGCCCGTGTTGTTGTTTCGAGCCCAGGACAAGGGAAACCGTCCATTTTGTTTACTTTAAATGGTGAACATGTTGGTAACATCTCTTCTTCAATAGAAGGAACATTATACACAACAACCTCGGATTATCGGCTTAAAGATGTGATATCAGAACGTCATCATCACTCATTGGAAAAAATAATGAGTATACCTGTACACACGTTCGTGTTCAAGGGTTCAAAAAGTCCGCAAGTCGGTTGTTTAGCACATGAAGTTCAGCAAGTCGCTCCAACAGCCGTCACTGGCACAAAGGATGGCAAAGAGCTACAAACACTCGACTATAGTAAGCTTGTCCCACTCCTTATCGGGGCGATTCATGAACTAAAGAGTGAGCTCAACGCATCATTGGGCCGGGAGTAGTGGTGGGAAGGCCACCCACAAGACCGACCCCAAGAGATAGACCTGCGCCGTTGCGCACTGAAGAGCCTACAGCAGGAGCGAACAGGTCCAATAATGAGAATGTTGCAGCTGCGATTATACCTATGGTGACAATGTCTTGAACGTCAAGCTTGCGACCGGGGATTAAGAATGCTGCCACTGCAACGATAATGCCTTCAAACACATACTTTAAAATGCGTTTTAGAAGTTCACGGGCGTCAAATGTGAATTCTTGCATAGGTCAGGCGTATAATTTATGTAAAGAAAAAAACGGGTCATGAAAACTATATAAAGGAACTCCATACCTCAATACTATCTTACACTAAAAGATGGCCGGACTGACATCTGTTAAGGAGCGTGACTACTTGGACCAAGACCCTGAGCTTCGTGGGCAAAAGTACGTTTGCCTGTCATTCTTGTCCCCCGAAGACGTCATTAAGCAGAAGGAAGTCTTCACTTTTAATTCGTTTATTACAACCTTTGCCAAGGACCTGTCACAAATGTTCGATAGCGTCAAGGAACGTTTCAAGGACGATGTGGTTGTTTGTGACATGATCTCCAATGTACGTGAACGCTACGATTATGTGTTTGATCCAGATGCACTCCAGAAGGAATACGATTTTTTCAAGGAGACTAACACAGCAAAGGTTGACGCAGAATATCTTGAAAATAATGACTTTCAGACTTGTGTCAGGGGCATCAAAGTAAGAGGTGTGTACGAGACGATTCCTGAGGCAAAAAATCGCGCGAATGCCATCAAAAAGATGGACCCTAAGTTTGATGTATATGTTGCTGAAGTTGGATGTTGGTGTCCATGGAGCCCGCGAACAGATGACATCGAGAATCAAGAGTATTCCGAGACTCAGCTGAATACACTCATGAAAAAGTACCGTGAAAACCTTGAAGTGAAGGATGAATTCTACCGTGTACGGATGGAGGAAATGGTGAAGAAGGTGAAGTCTTCTACTATTCATGAGGGAGATAATGAAGGCGAAGAAGAATGTGAATGTAATGATGGTGATGATGTCGATGGTGTCAAGGTTTCGGGGCAAATCAATGTGGCATTCGAACAAGATGACCCATGGACATTGAACAATAAGGCGTCGACTCCGTGAAAAAGAAAACGTCTATAAAGATAGACAGTTTGTTGGTCATGCAAGCATTGATTATATTCTTGTTGTTTGCAGGCATTTTTCTCATTATCACAGGAATTTATGAGGAAAAGCTCAAGGTGGCCGAGTCAACGAAGCGGATAGAGTACAAGTTCATACCGCGGACATACTATGAGGAACAACTATCCAATAGTGATCTTTCCTTGAAAGTTGCAGACATGTTCAATTATGAATCCCCATGGTATGATAGAACGATTGGTGCTCTTGCGGATGTTCCACAGACGAGGAAGCTTTCGACGAGTTCACAAGCAGCTCCAGTCAGTTAGCGTCTTTTTGACCTATTTTTTCTTAACGCTGATCGTAGGTCCTCTCCTCTTAACGAGAGAAGAAGCATCGAAGAGCTCATCATCTTCACTCGAATCATCCTGACCAAACTCTTCTTGCCACTTCCAGAACTCGGATGCACCCACCTTGAAATCATCATGAGCCTCGGCTTTGTACCAAAACACTTGGTCCTCAAGCTTGTTGCTCTTTGCATTATTATGAATGACGATACATTCATAGTTCTCTGTACACTGGTCCATCACTTGGCAAAAGATTTCAAAGCTGGGAAACACGCCGGCAAAGTTCTCATAAATACGCTTTCGGTTACTAATCTTGTTCTCACGAAGGATGAAGACATAGTCGACATTACCTCTCAGATTGGGTGGAATACCAAGAACGTATTGCATCGTGATAATAAATAATATGTTGTAGTGCCTCCCATTCATGAACAATGCTCGGATTGTCTCATCATTCACCCATTTATTATTATACATACAATCGTCCAGGAGCAAGAAGGCACGTGAATCGATTGAGCTCTTTCCATGTCGTTTTTTCTCCTTATTGATCCTCTTCATTATGATCTCTTGACGCTTGAGAACGTTATGAAGGATAGAGCCGTTGATCTTATCATGAATAAACAGTGATGGAATGACGTTACTGTAGAACTTGTTCACACTTTCGGTCGCGGAAATCAGAGTTCCAATAGGTATATCACGGTGGTGGTATAAGAGATCACGCACAAGATACGACTTTCCTGTGTTGCGCATTCCTATAAATACAACCACCTTGTCATAAGGGATCGATGACATATCAAACTTCTCGAGGTTCATACGCATGATAGTTCTTCTTATGCTTAGAGAGCAATTTATTATTGAGATACTTCCGACGCACGCAAACGTTTTGCATGTGAGACAAGGGCGATCAAAAGTATTGATGATCCCGGAAACTCGGCCAGAAGAGCTGTATTAGCGATAACAAAGAGTAAGAGAATAGATGAGATGGCCCAAGCTGAACGAAGAACTGTCAAGTCATCAACAAATGTTAATACGAGCGCTAATACACACGATGAGATGAGATCAGGACCATACATGATGTTAACGTCTTGTATGACACTTATAAAAAATATGTACACGCACACCCCCTATCTGAAATCAAAAGTCAGGCTCGCCCTTGATCATGTGGCTGACAACATCAACATTTTTGTCGTCTCCTACAAAGTATGCCAGTGTGAATGTGATGATAAATGATATGATAAAGGCCTTGATTGCCAATGTGTTCCTGCTTTGTTTCTGAGATGGGCTTATTGTGGTGTTAAAGTAAACGAAAATGGAGACTATAAGAGAAAGCACAGTTGCTGTCACGAGCTCATTGTAAATGAGAATCATTTTTTATAGTGGCAACAAAAGTTATCAGTCTAAACATACTCGGTCGTCTCGACACGCATAGGCATCAGGCTTTGTTAACGTTGAATAGGCGTATATGGGGTAGCATAGGGTTTGTAAAATTATTTTCTTACTAATCTCTTGAGTTCAACGACCCTTTTACGTTGATGGAAGTCATTTTCAATAGAAAAACTTTTGCCCTTCAGATGAGAGCTTCTTCTTGTTCATGAGCTTCATCACAAGCTCCTTATCCATGTACGTGTCATAGGCCGACGTTTTTTTTAGCTTATGCCTTTTCTTATGCTCTTTGAGCGCTTTTTTCTCGACTGTTGCTTTATTCTTTTTTGACCTCTTTTGAGTCTTACGCTTCTTGTGTGTATCTGATTTAGACGATGATGAAGATGCAGATGAAGAAGAGGAGGAAGATGAAGAGGAAGATGAAGACGAAGACGAAGAAGATGCAGATGAAGAAGAAGAAGAGGAAGACGAAGAAGATGAAGATGAAGATGAAGAAGATGATACAGATGATGCTTTAGAAGGGGCAGAAGAGGCAGATGATGCTAAGAGCTCAACCGACTTTAAAGATGCTGCACGACTTGACCTCGGAATATCTAACGATCCCCGTGCAGATGCAAGGAATTTCTCGAGCTCCTTGTTCGTGTCAGCGCTCTTAATTGAATCGGAAGATGACGCGGAAGACTCTTCAACAATCATTTCATCCTGATTGCTGATGACTGCTGATGTTGATGGTAATTCATGATAGACTTGATTGTAGTCAGAACAGGGGACTTCATCATAAAGGATATCATTGATCCCATTCTCGTTTACTGTCATTCGGTCCATCGAAGCGCATATTGCATCGATGTTACTCTGCCGACGGATTGTGGTCTTTATAGAGGTTGTGATGATTTTCTCAATCGACTCTTGATATTGGGAGTAATTACGCTTATCAACAACCTCATATACAAAATACGCTTTTTTCCAGATCTCTCGTGCGATATTTAGACATGCAATGCGAATAAACTCTTCGACGAGGCCCAAATCTTCACGAGGCTTGATCATGTTGACCTCCTTCGGGAAAAGCTTCTGGTTCAAGGCGTGAATGTTTGATAGTAGTTGTTTAAGGACATTTCCATTCACCTTAAAGGTGGAAGACCCGATCTCCTTGATCTTTTCAACGTCCCAAGACGCTATCTCTTTAAGCTCAAGCTGATAATCACGAACAATGTACTCACGCGTCTTATTTTTGGCCTTTGCTGAGTCATAGAGACTGAGCATGATATGATAGAAACGATCCTTTGTGAGGGTAATGAGCTCGCTTATGAGTTCATGACGTTGTGTAATATACAAGTTCACGTCGTCCATATTGACTTGATGAATGCTATTACTTTTCGGAAATATTTTTGGATTGCTCTTCATCCGCGTCAATAAGTCGCTGAACATATGGATTGTCCTTCAGTGCCTCGAGAAGGTCCATGTCTAAGCGGTCATATGTCGGATATGCGTTACGATCGCGTGTTGTAATAGCTTCTATATCGATTTGGTCTGTGGGATCATCTATGATGATACGATCCCTGTTCTGGAATACACGTTCAGACATATCATCACATACATTCTTCCTTGACTCCATCCTGACATCGTCTCCACCGATCGCAACCTTCTTACCTTGTTTCACAGGGTCCCTATTAACAATTGTGGTTTCCTTGAGCTCAGATATGCATGCATTGTACATGGAATCATATGACATTGTCTTATGCGAATCTTGATCACCAACATTACCAAAGTATTCATAGTCAGAAGTGGTCTGTCGGGTCGTGTTTTTGATATCCTTGGGCGCGACCTTATAACCATCGGCATGTGTTCGGCTACTGCCTCCGATATACTCGTTGTCAGATAGTGTTTGTTTATGAGTAGGCTTCATATCGAACTCCTCGATCTGATATGCACCCGGAGCCTTGTCTGACATGCCTATAGAACCCATGTAATCATTCTCAATTGTTGTTTCTTTGATGGTCGTGCGCATGCGATAATTAGGATCATGGGCACTGCCAACATACCTCGAGATTGCGATACCAGTGCTTGTATCTATGCTGTCAAGGGTTTCACGACCTGTTTTACGAGCGATAATTTCCTCAGGATCGTAAATGAGCCCTGCATTCACTTGGGACTTTACGTTTGTGGGGTCGATTTCTTGAAGTAATGTTTCTTTGATAGTTGTACGAGGAATGTCGTGTGGATCATGAACGGTGCCTTTGAATGCACCGCCTCTTATATTGAGGGCCTCACTATCTATCTTGCAATAAGGTTTCCTTGTTTGTGGTCTGGGGGACATCATAAGGATCATAAACGGTGCCCTTGAATGCACCGCCCCTGACATTGAGGGCTTCACTATCTTGCAATATCTTGCAATAAGGTTTCCTTGTTTGTGGTCTGGGGGACATCATAAGGATCATAAACGGTGCCCTTGAATGCACCGCCCCTGACATTGAGGGCTTCGCTATCTTGTAACAAGGTTTCCTTGTTTGTGGTCTGGGGGACATCATAAGGATCATAGACGGTACCCTTGAATGCACCGCCCCTGACATTGAGGGCTTCGCTATCTTGCAACAAGGTTTCCTTGTTTGTGGTCCGAGGAACATCCTTGGGATCATGAACGGTGCCCTTGAGAGCACCACCTTTGATATTAAGCCGTTCAGCCTCAGAAAGGAGTGTCTCCTTCCCTGTGGTCCGAGGAACATCTTTGGGATCGTGAACGGTGCCCTTGAAAGCACCACCTTTCAAGTTGATCTTTGCGGCTTCTTGGAGAGTGCTCTCCTTGATGGTCGTCCTTGCAACATCGTCCTTGCAATATACAGTGATCTTTGAGGCACCCTTAAAATTCAGCTTCTCTGCTTCTTGGATAAGAGTTTCTTTGATTGTTGTTCGTGCAGTATCATTCGGGTCATATACAGGTGCTTTGCTTGGTATCTGGGCTTGGACGGACCCGAATTCACGAGGGGCATCAACCATATACTCTTTCTTAGTTGCACGGAATATGTCTTGTAAAGGTGATACGATCGCTTTAACGACGGAGGTGATGTTTCCTTGGTATGTCTTTGTGGATGTGACATCACGTTCATTGGAGTAAACCAGAATGTTCTTCTTACCGTAATCAAACTGAGATCCCTTTCCTTTATTGACAAGAGATGCAGCACCAAGTTGAGATGGACCGAGCTCCTGTTTCGAAGAAGGCCGCACATCGCTCCTTATTGTTTGGTTTTTTGCACTGAATGCGCCACCTGTATATGAAACCGAGGTCGATTGTCGTGATGTATCTTTGAGATTCACGGCTCCATGTTGTGTAGGTTTAAGATATGCGCCTGTTGTCTTCAGATATCTATCGCTCGAATTCTCGTAATAGGTGTCAACGTGATTTTTGTTTACTGCGCCTATCTTGCCGCGCATCGAACCTTTCTGGCCATCGATTATACGTCCATTGTATGTTTCCTTTGGATTCGTCTTGACTCGAAGTTCATCCACTGTTTTCGGACGTACTGCATCTTGTACATCGAACTGTTGAAAGCCGCCTTTTGGGGTGCTCGTAAAGCCAGCATTAATTCCTGGTCCAACACGCACCTGGTTGAAAGGTAATGTGTTGTTTCTCACGATAGGCTCTGAGATAAACTTCCGCATTTCTGCTGTTTTGTCAGGAGCCCCATTGACATAGGAGATGTCTTTGTGCACGCCGAAGAGGGGTTCGCGCTCATGTTTTTTTGGATGCAGGGAGTTTGATACACCTGTATACTGTTCGAGCAGCGACTTGTTGCTCGAAGGGTCGATGTTTTGTTTTGTAGATGCGCCCCTAAAAAAAGGAACCATGTTGTTGTGCACAAACTCGCTCGGTGACATGTTGACATCCGCAAGGTTACTTCGGATAGTTTGTGGTGTTTTTACACTTGAAATAACATTAGGAACGGAACCATCGAACATTTTTGCTGCTTTAAGCGCTTCGATCTTCTTGACCGTGTCCGTAAAATTGCTTTCGTGTTGTGTTTTTTGGGATGGCATCTCATTCACATTGATTTGTCGGGTCGGATTCGAAGAAGGTGGACGTCGATTTTGATTCATATAGTATCCTACACCAAACAGGGTCATTAAAACATAGATCTCGATCATGATAACACAGCTAATGTTATAGCAGAAAAATAAGGATACTCACCACCGCATCATCACGTTTAAGCCTTCTTAGCCTTTGGAGCCTTGGAAGCCTTGGGAGCCTTGGGAGCCTTAGGAGCTTTAGGAGCTTTAGGAGCCTTGGGAGGTTCAGCACCTGTCTTCTCACGCCAAGCTTGAGATGTCAGCTTCACCAGCTCGGTGAATTTCAGGTCAGGGTCCTCCTCCTTTAGCTTCGCCATCTCGGTTTTTAGGAACAGTTGATAAGCAGTGGGCTTCTTCTTACCGACGTTCTTGGTGGCATCACTGATAGATGTGATCAGCTTGGTCGTCTTCTCGGTCGCCTTGCTTAGCTTCACAACATCGGTATAACGAGCGTTTTGAAGCATCAGGGCGATATCATTCAGCTTTTTAAGGATGGTAGTCTTGCGAGGTCCTGCCATTGAAAATGCGATTTATACATTAGGTAGAGAAAAAATTAAATGCCGTAAGCCGCGAGCGCGTTACATTTCTTCCAATGCGTACTTGGCTCATCAAACGCCGATGCTATGCAAGCGGGTTGTTGAGGCTGATAAACCGTATCATCCTGGTTTGCAGGGGGCAGTGCGTCAAGCTGATTCATTGGCCTTTGAATGCATGGACGATGATTGTCTTTGACGATAAGGCGGTTAGAGATGTTGAAGTCAAATGGAACAAGAGACTTTTCTTGTGGGTTGTGACACAACCACTCCCAACGGTTCCATCCCGTGCACCGCAGTGAGCATGTAGGATTGCTGATACGTGTTGATTCATTTGGTAGGCCGTTGCAATCCTTGATATCCGTAAGGGTGCAAAAGTCCTTGTTTGACGGTGTAAACTTCTCTGTAGGACAGTTGCTTGCCTTGCGTGTGATACCAAAGAGTTCGGAACTCACATCAGTGAGAGTTTTATCCTTGCAAACCGCTCCACCTATACCACCCGAAACAAGTCCTGGATGTCCAAAGCCCAGATTAACAGCTGGATCAGTGGGGAAACATGCCCGACAATCGACACGCGGTGCGCCTATGTAGTAATCCGCAGACCCCACGGATTGTTTGACATTTTGTTTGTAGGTGCATGCATCATAGTTAAGGCGATTGAAACTCATGAACGTTATATATTGAGGTGATATTTTTGGAGGCGGTGGTGCGAATGAGTTTTGTTTTCGGCCTTCGTATGCTTCGTATGCTTCGTATGGCCTTCGTTCAATTTTTTACACATCTCCATCCCTGCATCATCCAGTCCTCATCAATATTGTAACGACACTTTCACAACAAGATCTATAAAAATGATGAACGTTGAATTGGGTCATATGTGAGATTAGATGGTTTCAAATGGAGCACCGACTAACACTCATAGGAGGCGCCAGTGGTACGGCTCCATAGTTAATCATCTGGCACGGAGGGAGATGTTTCAGTGTGGTGTCCGTTTTGGGATTCACCTTCATAGCTGCCTTACTTTGAATAAAGCTGTTTTGGGTTGGAACATACTTATAACCTGTGCAATGCGAGTTTTGACGTGTTTGGCCACGAAGATCGTTCTCAAGATCGACCATATTTCCGCTAATATGGGAAACGGCTGTGCCACCGACGATGCCGAGTTCCATACGACATCTATTGCAATGCACATAGCGAGAGTTATCCATGACGTAGGACAGTGGCGCGACACTTTGCGTTAGTGCTTGGTTGTAAGCGCACGCATCGTATGTCAAACGGTTCAGACTCATGATTTATGTAACAAGAGAAAAAATAGTGGGCTTCCACCTTTTATGTGTGCTTATTTTCAGTGTTCATTGGGTCAACATTCAGACGATCAGGGGAAGGTCGAACCCCCTTGCAGCCTCTAAGAACAGTGTCACGAGAATTCTCACCGACAATGTTCATCACTCCCACAGAGGATGAAAATCCATCGATATATCCTTGAACACAATCTGAGAAAGGCATGAACCTATCGAAATTTCTTTCCGCAAGCGATCCACATGTCCGACCTCGGCTCGACTCTTCACCGGAGAAAATAAATGTTTCGGTATTAGGTGCACATGAACCCTTATTTAGGCTCGGAACAGCTTGAAATACACGGGTGAAAAGCTGATTCCTTTCGGGGGTCCGGACGCTCCCACCACCGTACTTTGTGACGGAGTCGATATCAATCGTACAAGGAGACACACCGTATCCATTTTTAAACCTCAGGTTAGGACACAATGATGCGAA